TCCGGGTCGAATGCCAAGTTCCTGACGTTCGGCAACTTCAGCGAGTACGTGATCCGTACCGTTGGCAGCCCGGTGATCGAGAAGGATGCGAGCGTTTACTTCGCAACCGACCAGATCGCATTCCGGGGCAAGTGGCGTGCAGACGGCGACCACCTCGACGTGAGCTCCCTTGATCAGATAATTCAGAATGTCTGATCCTTCCTGAGACGGTTCACGTCTCAGATGTTCACCCTGCCGGGTGATGGGTGGGCGGCACTTCGGTGCCGTCCACCCGCTTGGCGGGGGGTTATCCCATAAGCAACCCGGCAGGGAGATTCGATATGCCAGTCCATTACATTCCGCGCGGTCACGTCCATGAGGATTTGCGTTCACTTGACCATGACGGCGAACTCGTCGACTCGATGGTGCCAGACCCGGAGCGGCCCGACACGCACTTCCTGGTGACAACCAGGTTCAAGGGCGCTGACGAGTATGAGACTCGGACGACGGACACGGCCAGCCGGTTTGGTGGTGCGGCATGAAGCTGCTCATCCATTCCAACTCACCCAAGTCACCAACCGGATATGGCGTGCAGGTTGCGTTACTCGCCGACCGTCTGTGTCAGGACGGCCACGAGGTTGCTGTCAGTTGCACCCACGGCCAGGAGACTGGGATCGGTGTGTGGGAAACCCCGCACGGCGACCAGGTGTTGTTGTACCCGCGCCGGTTCACACCGACCGGGGCCGACATTCTCCACGGTCACGCAAACCATTTCTTCAAGGGCGACCCGCAGGCCGGGTGGATCATCCCACTGATTGATGTGTGGGCGTTGCGCTCACCGTTCCTCAAAGCGTTCCAGATTGCTGCGTGGACGCCGATCGACCACCTCGATGCACCCCCAGGGGTGTTGGCGTTCTTCGACGACACACACGCCATCCCTATCGCAATGTCACGCCACGGCGAAACCTGTTTGTTGCGCAACGGTATCGACGCAACGTACATTCCGTTGGTGGTTGACACCCAAGCGTTCAAGCCGACGCCGTCGTTGACGATCGACGGTCAAACGGTGTCAGCCCGTGAACTGTTCGGGCTCCACGATCACGCTTTTGTTGTGGCAATGGTCGCGATGAACAAGGGCAACGTGTTCGATCGCAAAGGTTGGTCCGAGTGTTTTTACGGGTTCGGGCAGTTCCGCCGCTCACACCCTGATGCTGTCCTGTTCGTTCATTCGGATGCGATCGGCGCCGAAGGTATTTCGTTGCGGGATTTGGCGAGGGACGCCGGCATCCCGTCGGAGGCTTTGGCGTTCACCGATCAGTATGCGTACACGATGGGGTTCTCCACGGAGATGATGGCCGCCGTTTACACGGCCGCTGACGTTCTGTTGGCAGCGTCGCATGGTGAAGGGTTCTGCGTGCCGGTGATTGAGGCGCAGGCGTGCGGTACGGCTGTGATTGTGTCGAACGCCACCGCTCAACCCGAACTGGTCGGCATGGATGCCGGTTGGTTGGTTGACGGTCAACGCATGTGGGATGAGTCGCAACTGTCGCCGGCTTTCTGCCCGTTCGTTGATGATGTGACCGCAGCCCTCGAGTTGGCGTACAAAGCTGATTTGGACGAGATGCAAACCGCTTGCATTGAGGCGGCATCACACTTCGACGCTGACGTTGTGTTCGAGCAGTATTGGCGCCCGCTTCTTGATGTGTTGGCGCCGTCGACGCCTGATGCTGATAAGCCGCCGATGACGGATGTGGCTGTGGTTGTGCCGGTGATGAAACGCCCGGAGAATGTGCAACCGTTGGTCGATTCGTTTGATCGGTCGAATGATGGCACCGCCAACCTGTATTTCGTGTGTGACGCCGATGATGAAGCCGAGATTGCGGCGGTGCGTTCTGCAGGCCTGGAACCCCTTTACGCCACCCGTGGGCACACGTTCCCACAGAAGGCCAACACGGGCTACCTGGGCACCTCTGAGAGCTTCGTGTTCGTGTGCGGTGACGATTGCGAGTTCACGCCGGGCTGGTTGGATCGGCCCCGCGAGTTGTCCGACCGTTACGATGTGATCGGCACCAACGACGCCGAGCCGGGCCGCACCCGCAACCAGGATGTTGCATCAGGCAAGCACGCTGACCATTGGTTCACGAGGCGCACCTACATCGACGATGTGGGTTCATGCTTGGAGGGGCCGGGCGTGTTCTGCCCGGAGGCGTACTATCACTGGTGGGTTGACAAAGAAGTGATCGGTTTGGCGAAGGCGCGTGGCGTGTTCTCGCCGGCGTTGGAGTCACGCGTCGTTCACCATCACCCAGGGTTCGACGGGGATGAGGATGCCCGACTCAGCGACCCGGTGTATATGAAGGCTGTCGAGTGGGCTGATCGTGACGCCAAAACGTTCGAGCGGCGGGAGTCGCTGATCGAACAGTATCGGCAGGTCATACTATGAGCCGCCCGCTGGTTGTGGATTCGTTCATGGTCAACGACGAACTTGACATGCTGACATGCCGGTTGGAAACAATGGCCCCGGCCGTCGACTACTTCATCGCAGTCGAAGCTGACGTTGACCATCAGGGCCATCCGAAGCCGTATCATCTGTCTGAGAACATTGACCGGTTCGCCCGGTGGGCTGACAGGCTGATTGTGGTGCAAGCCTCCGACATGCCAACGGTGGCTGATGATGTGATGTTGCCGGCCGATTTGCGGGCGTGGTCCCGTGAGTGGGCGCAACGTGACTGGGTGTGGCAAGGGCTCGAGCAGGTCCCCGGTTTGGCTGATGATACGATCGTGTTGCACGGTGACATTGACGAAATCTGTGACCCGTTGTTTGTGCGTAACGTTCGGCCCCGGCCCAGACAGTTCGTTCTGTTCGGTCAGACGCTTTACAGTTTCGCTGTTGACTGGTTGCATCCTGAGGTGTGGGGCGGCACTGTCGCTGTGACTGTGGCTACCGTTAGGGAGCTCGGGCAGCGCACCATGAACGCCGGCCAACTTGTGCATCCGGGATCATGGCAGGTTGTCAGGAATCAACGCAACGGTTTGATCAACGCTTTCTTGTCTGATAATGGGCGCGGTTGGAACGCCACGAAGCTACATCGGTCGGGTTGGCATTTCTCGTGGATCGGCGGGCAGCAGGCAGCCAAGAACAAACTGGGGGCGTTCTGCCATCCGGAGGTTGCTGACAGGATCACAACCGGCCTCGAATCTGATTCGTTTATGGTCGAGGGGTTCCATGTGGATGGCCGCAAAATGTTGCCGGTCGATGTGGATGAGTCGTGGCCGCAATGGATTCAGGATGGGCACGCACCAACATCATGGTTCAGGCCACGATGAGCGCCCCAACGAAATCTGACACGCTGCCCTACATGGTCAAACTGTGGGATGCTTACGTTGATTATTGCCGGAACGTGTCGAAGCGGTCGATGGCGATCAACATTGAAACCGCAGCGTTGCTCTGGTATGAGTGTGACCGGTCGCAGGCCCGCTCGGTATGCGATTTGGGGTCAGGGTTCACGTCGTATGTGTTGGCCCGTTACGCCGCTGAGAGCGGCTATCCGGTGTCGGTCATGTCGGTTGATGATGATGTCGAGTGGATGACAAAGTCGGCGGGGTTTTTGCGCCGGCATCGGCTGCCGTCCGAGTCGGTTGTGTCGTATGACGTGTGGTCTGGTTGCGCCGACATGTTCGATGTGATCATTCACGATTTCAACTCGGGCGGAACACGCAACCGCACGATGTGGGAGGTGGCCGGCCGGGTCAATCCTGGTGGGGTCATCATCTTTGACGACATGCAGAACGATGGGCACCGCACAGAGATGGGTCGGGTGGCTGTCGCCCATGAATGGCCGCTGGTTGATGTGCTGATGATCTCGACTGATGAGACACACCGTTACGCCGGGATGGTCCGAACATGAGCCTCGAAGACGAATACGATCGGTTGTGTTCCACCCCGTCGGATATCAACGAGCATTTGCCCCGGTTCGTCGACATTGTCACGGTGGTCAACGCTGAGCATGTGATCGAGTTGGGTACCCGTTCAGGGGTCAGCACGATCGGATGGCTGTGGGCGCTCGAGCAGACTGGTGGCCGGCTAACGTCCGTTGATTTGTCGCCCCGCCCCGATATCGGGGACCATGACCGCTGGACATTCATCCAGGGCGACGATATGGACCCTGAGGTGTTCGGTCTGCTCGACCCGGCGGAGATTGTGTTCATCGACACATCGCACACCTACGACCACACGGCCGCCGAACTTGAGGCGTACATCGCCCTGGTGAAACCGGGCGGTGTGATCGTGTTACATGACACGGAGAACCGGATCCCGGAGGACGCACCGCTGCGACCGTTGTTCCCGGTGAAGAAAGCGGTCATCGAGTTTTGTGAGGCACGCGGTTTGCATTGGTTGAATCTGCCAAACAACAACGGTTTGGGCATCATACGAACGGAGGCCGAGTGACGTGGCGATAGTAAACGGGTATGTGACCCTGGCCGATCTGAAGGCCACGATGAGTATCAACGACACCACCGATGACACGGTGATGGAGGATGCTATTGAGGCTGCGTCACGGCAGATCGACGCGTATTGTGGGCGGGGCCGCAAGTTCTGGCAGGACGCCACCGTTGTGGCCCGCAAGTATTATCCGACACAATCTAGGCGTGTCATTGTTGATGACATTTCGACGCTGACCGGTTTGCTCGTCGCCGTTGACACATCCGATGACGGCACGTTCGATGTGTCGTTGACGATCAACACCGACTTCATTGTGGAACCGGTGAACGCCGCAGCCGAATACCCGGTGCAACCGTGGACTTCGATCCTGCTAATCAACGGCACCCTCACCCAGTTCTTGCAACTCGCATCAGGGCGCCCCTCCGTTGAGGTGACCGCCAAATACGGGTGGTCCGCAATCCCATCCGGTATTGCCAGGGCCTGCCTGGTGCAGTCCCGCAACATCTTCAAATCACAGGACGCCACGTTCGGTGCGTTCCAACTGTCCATCGACGGTCAGATCCGTTCGGTGCCACAGATGGATCCGGTGGCCCGCGCCCAGCTCGAACCGTTCGTCCGGTACGACGAGGTTGACTGATGCCAACCATCAACGAGGTTTGCGACGACCTGGCCGCTGTGGTGTCCACCATCTCAGGTTTGCGTGCTTTGGGGTATGCGGACGATCAGATCAACCCACCGCAGGCGCATGTGTTCACCCGTGACTTTGATCCCCGTATGACGATGGGCGGTTCGGTGTCACGCCCGGTCCCCCTCGGGGTGCGGGTGTTCGTTCGGGCCGTTGATCCACGCTCAGCGCAAAAGGCGTTGCGGGCGTACATGGAGCAGTCAGGGTCCACGTCGATTCGGGCGGCGATCGAGAACGACACTTTGTGGTCTGAGACAGTGCATTACGCTGAGGTCACGAACATCGGGCAACCGTTCTTGTATGAGGCCCCTGGGGAAACATTCCACGCTGTCGACTTCGACGTTGACGTTATTTGGTAAGGAGATAGAACGATGGCATTCCGCAGCTCAAAGCAGGCCCGTGCATATGTGGGGCGTCTCGATGCTTCCTGTTACGCCCGCACCGCATCAGTGGATTCACCGACCGAGATGCTCGATACGACCACGCTGTGTGATACGGCTAAGGCGTTCATTGTTGGCGATGAGGAGTCGTCGTTCTCTGTGGCCGGCCCGTTAGATACTGACGCCACAGCGGACGCCCAGTATGATGCGATCACCGACATCAAAGCGTCGACGACACCGATCCCGATCACATACATGCCGTTGGGCACGGATGGTGCCGCATGGTTGATGGATGCGAACGAAACCAACATTGGTTTCAGCGGTGGGGTTGGGTCGACGGTTGACTGGTCGGTTGAGGCGCAAACCACCGGGCAAACCGATTACAACGGTACGGTCCTGTCGAACGCTGCGGCTGTTACGGCTACCGCTAACGGTGCGTCGGTTGATGGTGGGGCGGCGACCGCCAATGGTGCTGTCGCACATTTGCATGTGACCGCGTACGCCGGGCTCACATCGGATGACATCACGATTGAGGATTCGGCCACCGGTAGTTCGGGGTGGGCGACGATTGGCACGTTCGCACAGTTCACCGGTGTTACCGCTGAGCGGATCACGATTGCGGGTGCTGTGAAACGGTATGTCAGGGTTGTTGACACTGTGGTCGGTGTCGGGTCCACAACCCGCACCGTGGCAATGTCACGCCGCTAGTTCTCTCCGGCAGGGATGAACCCAACCAACTAACTCCATAAGGAGAAACCATCATGGCCTTCAAAGCGGGCAAAGGCAGCTTCATCCTTCTGGATGGGGTCGCCGGCACAGGTGTCAACA